CTCGCGGGGCATCCCTTCCTGGGTGGGGTCGAGCGAGAACTTGACCTTGCCCAGCCGCAGCTCACCACCTTGCAAGATGTGCTGCCAGTCCTTCTGCGAAATCCAATGGACTGTGCCCTTGACCCAGCTCTCTGAGTCGCCACCCAACTTGACCGTGGTGTTGCCCCACGTGTACGGGCGGCCGCGCTCAAGGATGGCCAGGTGATGCGGGGCGAATTGAATGACCTTCATCAGAGCACCTCTTTCGAGAAGTCGTCGATAGCTTCCTGCTTCTCGGCCAACATTTCATTTGCCCCTCGCCCACTCGGACAATTCTCGGCTTGCTCGAACTGCCTCTTGTACTCTTGGTAGTCAGCCTGCATCGGCTCGAGTTCACCCACCTTCTGTTCAAGAGCCTCTACCCGCTTGACCAGCTTGGCGAATTTGTGGTTGTCCACCAGCTTCCTCCTTCATCATGAATTCGAGCCCGTACTTGTGAATCCAGTTGTAGATGGTCTTGCGAGACACACCCATGCGAGAAGCCACCCTGCCTGTGTGTCCCTCGTCTTTGTAGAGCCACTCAATCAACTTGACCCAGCGTACGTACTCGGGCGAAATGTCATCTGGAATAGCTCGATTCTTCAGAACGAAACAATCCCAGAACTCCTCAACTGAAAGGTCGCGACCTGCCCCCGGTAAACGCATCGCTCAGAGACTGCAAGGGGGCACCCATGGACTGCGAGTCAATGGTCTCGGGGGTCAGGCCACGTCATTAGAGCTCGTGAAACGCATAATCGAAATTGTTCGAGTCGTTTGAAGCCTCAGCTTTGACGAACAACCGAGCAGCACCAGTGCTGATGATTTTGAAAGTGCACTGGTCACCGGGCTCGAGCGACATATCGTAAGTCGCCGTCGCAAACCCAATGTCGATGCGGTCTGTCGAACCCCGGTTTTTGCAAACGACCCACCCGGGGGAAGAGATGTCGCTCGAGTGGTTGATGTCAACCTCAGAGCTCTGCACGGTGACTCGGCCGGCTTTCTTCTGAGTCCCAGCTTGCGAAACACTGTTTGTTGTTCCGCCAACCGTTTGGGAATCGGTCACATCGAAGATTTTGGCTGTGATGTTAAGAGCCATCTTGCTGGTCCTCTATCTTGTGGCAGGGAATGCACAAGAATCGCACATTCGCCGGGTCCTTGCGAAGCGACATGTCCTGTCTACGGGGGACAATGTGGTGTAGCTGCCGTCCTGGGGTGACTATACCGTACTTTTCCCAGCATCGCGCGCAGTGAGCACCCTTGAGCTCAATTTGCGACTTGCGAAACTTCTGCCAGTCCCAGCCAAGCCCTCTTTCTGAAGTCTTACGCTTGCGAGCCGACGGCGCCTCAGGATGCCGAAATTTCGGGGGCTTTTTCACGCGTCCTCAAACCCCTCGCCGAAGTGCTGCTCGACCGGACCCACCCAGCCATCAATATCGGCCCCACTGGCACCCGCCAGATTGAGCCGTATATGGTCGCCCGGCATCGTGGCGAAAACCACCTGACCACTCGCCGTAAACACCCCGTCACTGCCCACGCTGACGAACGTGCCGCCCTCAGCAGCCGTCTGGACGGTCACCGTCCCTGAGCCGCTGTTGTAAACGATGTGGGCTTTGTGAGGACCACCCTTGGACACGACAGCCGACGAATTGCCATTGGTGGACTGATTGTCAAATAGCTGCTTGGCCATGCCTAGCCTCCGATTTCCAGCCGAATTTTGTTCGAGGTAAAAAGGTTCTGGATTCTAACAGAGTCGAGACTAGGGACCCGAATGTCTACCACCCCAGCAGCATATCTTGAATCGACATCCCCAATTTGAAAGCCAGCCAAACGACCAGTGCTACTAGGCAAAGAGCCAGCAGCTTCCAGCAGGAACGAAGTGCGTTTGATTTGGTCGATGTCATTGAAATCGCCCACCCAGCTTGATTCCACAACGAGATTTCGGACACTGCCAGCTCTCACGCACCCGCCAGAGCAGTTTTCCCAAGTGGTGTTCAGCAGGGTCAAATTTGAAGGGCCAGTTTGCGAGCCATCCACCGCCTCACACGCTATGGCGTACTGACCAGAGAACAGGTGCCGGTAACCGACGAACATGACATTGGTCACCTTGCGCTGCAAACCCGTTCCACCAACCGAGTCCATGAAGTGCCAGCTGGGAACGGTCGCACCTAAATGATGCCGGCCAAAGCAGCCACGAAATCGAACGTCGCTAACCTCGCCGAACACGTTGTTGAAGATTGGCGAGCCCATACGGTTCTGGAAGAACTCGCAATCCCCAAAGGTGGTCTGAGCTATCCCCTCGGCATGGTTAACTCGGAAAAGCGACCCTGGATTTATCTCGCCCAGGGTAGTGAATCGCAAATCCGAGAATCGATGGCCAGCACCACTGATTTCCCACATGATGCCGGCGTCATTTTCCAGAGTGGCCGATTTTGATTGCCCCATGACAATCTTGTTGACCCCGGTCAGCTGCAGCGTCTCATGCAACTGATGCACGCCATTGAGAAAAAGAAAGACGCTGCCATCCGCCGAATTGTTGATGGACTGAGCAATCTGGTCACTAGGCGTGCCTGGTGAAAATACCTCGGTGATACTGGGCCATCCCATGGGCGGTACTGTGCTCATCTAGTCGCTTTCGGAAGGTCTCGCTGCCAAGCAATGCGCCTAGCGGCAATCTGCGCGCGAGTCAGGTCCTCAGAGTCGCCCACAAGCTCACGAGCCTTCTCGCGAGAGACCCCCTTGGCAAGTAGCTTTGCAATCTCAGCTGCCTTCTCTGCAGGACCGGGCTTAGTCCTGCGGTCGCCCACGTCAGGCCTCTCAGGTGGCGGTGGCCGCGGCCTAGACCTGTCATCGTCAGTGAGCTCGGCCCAAAGCACTGTGTAATTGGGGTTTGTCTCGAGCATCTTTATGGTGGCCTCTCGAGCTTCCACCAAGACAGTGTATTCGTTTGGCTCAGGTGCAACCCTGCCCAAAGAATCGGCCTGCTGATGAGTTACGTCGCTCGCAGTAATCCCCGGAAAGTCAATCGCCAGCTGCGGCCAGTTGCCACCCTCAGGAGTGTCATCGACCTTAGGCCTCCATGGAGTCACCACTGCAGCAAGCATGAGTCAAACCTCAGGGAAGTCAGAGTGAGTCCGGCCCCAGACCACGAAATCATCAGCAGCATCCTCGCTCGACCCGCCCCCATCAAACCTAACCCCATGCACAGTCTCGGTCTGGTTGAATGAGGCAGAGGAATAAACCAACCGGCTGCCACCATCGCAATACGCTTGAATTTCATCGTCAATGGCAATAACTAACAGATCATATTCAGTCGCAGGGTCAATCGTCTTGGCCGTCGTCGCTCGATTCGTGTAAGAACCCGCCACACGGTCAAAGATGTTGAATGTATCGACTGAATCACTGGTTGACACCAACCAAAAATTGTCAGTGTCCGAGAACCTCAGAATTATCCCGCCATTTGACGACCCAGTGCCGTGAATCATTTTCATCTGAATCAGACAGTTAGACAAAGCAGAGTCAATCGTCGCAACCCAGCCTGACCCCCCGGGGGATGAGCCCGTGTGAGATAGCTGGTTTGTGTCGATTTCAAGGTCGCCTGCTTGCTCTGTCCACGCGAACCCGTCACCGCCTGACTCCTCGGCACCTGACCCGTCAGTGGACCCCAGCGAACTACTGTTGCCTCGGTCAAAGCTGTCTGAGACTGTTGGCGTGGGTGAAAACGTCGAGGAGGCGGTAATGCGGAGCGTGGGAATCAGGCTAGTGGCACTAAAGTTAGTCATGCCGGCATAGAGGGTCGCCGTAGTGTCACTAGGTGGGTAGATGTAAATGAGCGTCCAGACCAGGAAGTTTCCACCGCGGATAAACAGAAAGGCCCCAGCCGCCCTCAGAACCACCGCAACCTCATACTCGGTGTTGATTGAGTAAGTGGCTATGTCAACCGAATTGCCGCCAGCAGCCCGAATGGTCGTCGAGTCTTCAAAGTAAATCCCGTGCTTGGTGTTGGCGCCACTGAATTCAACGGTGGCTACGGAATTGAAAAGAAAAACCGGACCAAAACCGGCCGAGGTTCTTTTGAATTTCGCATACCATATGCGGCCGGCAGCGCGGGCGATTCCATCCTCTTCTCGGATGCCCAAATCGCCCCAAGCTGGCGTTGATTGCCCCGGAACGCTTAACTGCTGGCCACTGATTGAAAGCTCGCCATCAGTTTGCACCGCAACAAGGCTACCAGGACCCGGCTCGGCAGTGCGAGGCGATGCAATTGGAGCCGATTCGTCAGTTGTAAAGTCATCCTTAAGGAGATAGCTGACGCTCGACTCAGGAACCAACATTTGCCCTTGTGCCGACCAGGAAGCCGGGCCAGCAGCTGGCCACGATGCGGGATGTGAAATCTTGGTGGGCATTAGGGATTGGCTTTCATGTATTCAAACATCTCAAGCTGCCGCTCTTCAATTCGCTCGAGACGATGGTCAATGCGCTGGCTCACCCGGTCCAGCCGGAAGTTGACCGCGTCCATTTCCCGATTGGTCGCCGCAGAAGGATGGTGAGAGCTTGTGGCATGCCAGGAAAGCGCCCCGCCAATCGCACCGGTCCCAATGCCAGTAATCCCAAGGATTATGGCCACGACTCGACCGTAAGTGACTGGCTCATGATTCATTGCCACTCTCAAGCATCTCCAGAAGTATCGGTAGCAGTACGGTCACCAATTGCACAAGCAGCTCTAGAAACCTTCCATCGGCTTCGCCCTTGGTCGCATTGTACGCGACCCCCGTGGCAATGTTGACCGCTTGCTGGAGCGCCTCAAGCTTTCTCGGCTCGCTCAAATCGGCTTCAGCCATTCGAGCAGAGACATCTGTCGCCACCTGTGTAATGTCCACGATTTAACTCTCTGTGTTTGGCACGAGGTAAACCAGCAGGGTCGTCACAGCACCAGCAATCAGCTCAGCACTTCCCGGGATGGTTGTCGGGTCATCCTCGCGAATAATGGCCACCACCGTTGCAACTACTGCCGCAAGCGCCGCCACGATTGCCTTGTTGTATTTGGTGATTCCTTCCATCGCTCACACCTGTCCTTGCACCCTGATTTTCAAAACTCTCGACTCGCCAGCTAGCCAGTCACTATCAGGAGTATAGACAAACAGACCATTGTGGTCCTGGTCGGGCGGTCCTGGCTCAGGGTCAGGTTCAGGCCCGGAGTCAATCGGCTCGCCACCGAAAAACCTGGTCTTGGTAGCTTCATGCGGGTCACCAATCCAAGACAGTCGAGTCCGCAGAATCGACGGATTCATGATGCCACCACGCGTGTGCTGCAGCCCGTCTGAGTGCCCTTTGTACTCGTGAATGAACAGCGAGCTAAGCATGTGAACGTCTTGGTTGTACGTGTTGTCAATGCGACACGTCACCGTCTGCCGGCACGTCCCTGGCGTGGGGAAGTAAGCAAACCCGATGACGCCACCCGGGATAGGTTGGAATCGCACGTCGTGTTCGGCTTCCTGCGGATTGCCGTCGAGTATGTGTCGAACGTGCTGCCCCACCTCGGCTTCCACCGCCTCGACGTTGTCTAGCACCTGCCTCAGCACTGACTTCTGAAACGATGACGCGCGACTCGTGTCCACATTGACTCGCACTGAATGTTCGCGAGCTCGATTCGGCCGCTCAGGGTCACACCCGGGAACAGGCCACGAGCCACTTCCAGTTGCAAAAGCTCGCATCGAGTTAATGCACTCGGTGATTTGCTTGCTCAGCTCTGGGTCCTCATACATCGACGCAAACCGTGCGCCTTCAGGCGGCGCCCAGTCTGGCACCATGCAACGCGGAAACGAAGCCATCTGATGTGTAGCCATCCCAATGTCACCATCGGGAATCAGCGGCCTCTTGTGATGCTCGAGCGCCAGGAATTCCAAATTCTGGTCCGACTGCTGAAAGACCTGCGTGGCGTCACGCACCACCTTCGACACTGGACCCCTCGCCAGCTTCGGCAAGTCTTCCCACTGGACATTGTGCGCATCCGTCGCGTCCGGCCGCCAGAAATGTCCGTGGCGGTAGAGAAACTTGAGATATTCCAACTTGTCGAATTCTGGCGCTGTGCTCATTTAGCCAATTCCTCTGAGACCACCCGGAAGGCGAGCTTCGCTTGCTCGAGTTCAGTGTACGGTTTCAGCAGCTTGTCCACGCCAGCTTTCCACGTGTCCCAGCTGTCGTGTAGGTCAGCTTGCCTCTTCAGCGCCGCCCACATCACATTGAGCGACTGATTCATGGATTTGAGATTCGAAAAGGGCAGGGCAGCTATCGACCCGTAAAGACGTGACAAGGCCCGTCGCGCATTTGCCTTGTTCGGGTCGACCACCGCGGTCACGAGTTCGCCCAGCTCGCGACGGAATTCCCCAAACCCATCAACAGGGGGCTCAGGGTCATCCGGGGGACCCGGTTCGTCGTCCGGCGCGCCATCGATAGCCACTACCTGCCCAGGTGGAATCCTACGTGCTGTCAGCTGCCCGTCACCACCCCGGACAATCACGACGTAGTAGGTCCCTGGGGCTTTAGGAAGGTTTTTGAGTACGATTTCATCGCTTGGCGCGGCCACAAGGGCCAAAAGTAGCAAAATGTTCATGGGTTCCTTTCCTGGTTCTCTCGGGCCAGTGCGTAAAGTCCACGCAACGCGCGGATGAATGCTCTCGCTTCGTCGCATTCGTACTCGGATTCAGCGATGCAAATCATCTCCTCGAAGTACCTGGGCTCATCCAGAAGTCTCTGAGCCGCCAAACGGTCGTCAATTGGACGAACCCAACGGTCCGTCGGGAAATGCATCAGTCCACCTCCTTGTCCGGAAAGTCGCACCTGGTCTCGGCGTAGTGGCTCACAAACCCCTCGGACCAATACAGCTTCGGATAAGCCCCGTGCAGGTACAGGGTGGGGTTCTCGACAATTTCGCCCGTGTCGAGCCGACGCACTCTCGCCATTCGAATGTTGACCGGCATGACTTGCTCGGTCGTGCGTGCTATCCCCCGCTCAATCTCTCGGATGATTTTGGCTTTGGAAAACCAGAACAAAATCCATTCGCCAGATTTCAGCGAAAGCGGACGTAGTGGTTTTTTGTTCATCGAAAAAAAGATTTGAATTGCCTAGGTTAACACTGAAATTGCCCCAGTGGTGCATTCTACCCAGTACCCTGGCGCCTGCGAAAATAGGCGCCAGGTGTAAGTTGTTACGGTCAATTGATTTAAGCCAATCCTGGCGCCTGGCGCCCGCGCAGAACAACACTCTACTCTTAAGAAGGTCACTCAGGCGCGCGACGCGCGCACGCGTAAAGGGTATTGTTGCGCAAAAAGGCGCCAGAGGCGCCAGGAAGACACTTAAGCCATTTTAGCGCAACACTTTATCCCTGGCGCTTCAAAATAGGTAAGCGCCAGGAGCGCCTTATATCAATACACACACACACACACACACACACACACTTTAAGTTGTTGTTGTTGTTGTTGTTACTTGTTTTATGTAACAGTGAAAAGTGTAATTTCAGGTCCTGGCGCCTCCTGGCGCCTAGAAGCCAAATCGTTCGATTTTCGCGCGCTCATTCGATGAACAGTTCCAAGCTCGTAACCCAATACCTGCGCAGTTCCGTCTTTTTTTGCTTGAATTTCATCCGCCGAAAGTACTGATGAAGGTTCGCAGACTGATATTTCGTGCCCTTCAGAACGAATTGCTTAAGCGAAGTAACGTTCAGCCACACCTCTTCCCGGGTGGACTGCGGGATGATGCCGCACCGCTCAAGTGCCGCCCATTCGCGCTCACAATTGATTTCGTCCCGGATTCGCCGACACAACTGAGAGACTGATAATTTCCCCATGCCCGGCCCCGCATCGACGTGGGCAAGCCGAATCGATTCCATCAATTCCTCCTCGTCCGAGACAGTGTCATCGTCAGACTCAACGGTGTTCATGATGAAATCGTGAAAGACAGTTTCGGCAGACTCGCCCGTGGCCAGGGAATAGCACGCTGCGGGGACGCTGTACGTCTCACAAGCGCGATTCGTTTTCCCGTGCTTCTCGATGCGCCCCAACTCAATCGCTAATCTGGGGGCATCCTGGGAAATGTGAAGGGCAACTGTCAAAATACCGATTCCGACATCTCGGCACTGCTCAGGGCTGGGCTGGACAATTTGCTTCACGCCCTTCTCGCGCTCTAAAAGCTCAAGCTGAATTACCCGGTCAGCATCAGTTTTGGTCAGCAGCCCAGATTCGATGCCGGCCAGCCAGAATATCTGGCTCAGGGCAAACTCAATCCGACCATCCCCCTGGCCGGTCCACCGCTCGTCATCCCCGCGGCCGGCCGGACGGATGACCATCTCGTACAAGTCCTTGCGATGCCGGTTCTGGTCAATCTCGTCCAGAATCGCCACCCGGGAAGCGCCGCGGCACCGCTTCATCGTGCCGATGGCCGTGGTCGAGTGGCTGGCTTTCATTGCCAGCCCGAAAAATAGATTCTGGACCAAGCGGAAAAAGACGGACTTTCCAGTGCCGGTCCCCCCGGAAAGGAAGACTTGCGGCCGCCACGTCCAGAATTTCTGCAACCAGGTGGCGATTAGCATTCCGTAAGCGATGTCCGGGCCGCGCGGGAAACCCCATCGCCACCTGCGCAACAGGTCGAGCGCCTGACGCGAGAACTCGGCAGCGTCGTAGCCATCCAGCTTCCGAGAGATGTCCTCGTACGCGTACCAGGGCGAAGCCTCAGACACGTTGTAGTAGTGCTCGCCGCGAACCGCCTCGAAGCACTGGGACAATTTCTGGCCATCCCACACGCCAAGCTCATCCGTGCCGACCAAGACCACCTTGCCGTCTTCCGGCCACAGCCCAAGCCCACGCTTGGAATCCTCGGTCACCTGCGGCTTATTCGCCGCAATCTCGGCGATGGCCACCCGGACGGATTTCATGCTGTGCTTGTCCCGGGTGGCTTCCTCGGCCACATGCTCCTTGACCTGGCCGCCGGCAGCCAAGACCAGACTCGCAAATCCCCACTTGTCTATGACCGGGATGGTCGAGTATTTGCGAGTGAAGGTTGAGTAGATTTGGATTTTCTCGCCGTTGACCCCGATTACCTGCAAGCCAAGTTGCGTGAGCAAGTCCTGCTGGAACTTCTGCTGCTCTTCCTCGGCTTTGCCCGGCTCGTACGGCACTGCGGCCGCTTTGAGGGTCTCATAGATGCTTTCGGCATCCTTCCCGTTCTTCCGCAAATCGTTAATCCAGTCACGCAAATCCCAACCTTCCACCGGTGGGATTACCACAGACACTTCACCCATCCGTGCACTCCGTTCAAAAGTTGGGGCGCGGGCTGCCGGCGCTGACAGAACCGGCCGGCCGTCTTTGGGGCCACGACCACCCGCGCCCCTCAGACCTGAATCAAGCCCGCAGCTTTGTACGCACCCAGCTGGCCAGTCCTGTTGGCGTCATGGTCGCCAACCACCCACACCCTCTTATCACGCAGCAGAGCTTCCCATCCGGCCGGGAAAGACCCCGCGCCGCACATGTTCGCAATTGCTACGCTACCGCCCGGAAGGGTGGCAGCTAATGCCAGCGCGTCTGTCGCGCCCTCGCACTTCCACACCTCGGACGCGTCTCGCAGCTGCTGGACAGAGCCGACGATAATCATCGCATCGCCAGTGCCCCAGACGATTTGCGTTTTCCGCTTGTCGATGCCACTTCGCGTGCGGATGCGCAGATACTTGTCTGTGACCGGGTAAGCGATGCCCATCGACTCTTCCAGCTTGGCGTTGTATCCGCTGAACACGTAGCAGTAGTTCATCCGGTATTTGGCGTAGCAGGACCGGGTTCGTCGCACTTGCTCGGGGTCAATCCCATATCGAATCGAGCAGAACTTCTTGATACCGAGCTCGCGATTGTTCAGCGCAATCAAGTCGCGCGGCCACTTCCCGGGCGGCCGCCCGTTCGCTCGGCCGAGATGAATGCCAAATCGAGACGCCACTCGCTCGAGCGCTTCTCGGAAGGTGATATCGTTGAGCCACATGAGAGTTGCAAACCCGTCACCGCACTTGGCGCATTGGTTGCAGATGCAAGAGCCGCACCCGTCTTGGTCGGTAAATCGAAACCTATCCACGCCACCGCACTTAGGACATGGCTGATTGCGGCCGTTGAAGACTTCAATCGAATGGCCAGTCAGCGCGGAAAGTATGTCTGCCCATTGGCCGTCCGCTGCCGCACGTACCCTCTCCTTGTCCGTCATTTTTCTTCCCTGATTGGTCTCGGTACGCTTCTGCTAATTCCAACTCAAGAGCCATGACCCTATCAACCGTGAAACCGTTTTTCTTCCAGAGCCAGACAGCTATCGGGTTGTCCGAAGAATGCACCCATCCTCTATCTCGAAGGAACTGTTCTTCTTCGATGTCAACTTGTTCTCTGGTCTCGTCCCATTTCAGGTAGAGCTTGTTTATTTCCTCTGGCTCCATTGACCGGACTCGCTTGGTTCGTTCGTGCTGGCGGGTCATCTCATTAACTCCACTCGCAGGGGCGCGGCAGCTTTCACTCGCTCATGAATGATGTTTCCGTAAACAATCAGCAATTCGCCACCCTCGACTACTTGCCGGATAATTTCGCCGGTTTCAGTGTTTGCCCAGACAACGTTGCTCCACTCAAGTCCGTTTGCATCGAAGATACGAATCGGGCCGTGCTTCTCGTAAGCATCAGGCATTTTGATAATCACAGGTTCTTCCACGCTCGATAGAGCAAGTCAAAAGTTACCAATTCCCCCATCCGACGATTGCCAGCCGCAACCCAATGCACTCGCGGATAGCGGACTCGCCACGAATTGATGGTGTGCCACACGCTGCGAGGGGATAGCTTCGATTGCCAATCCTTGTCGAACTTCCCAGGGGCTACTACCTCGAAGTAAGTGGCTTCGATGACGACGAAGGACACCCGGAAGAAGGTGTTCATCGTCTTGACTTGTTTCTTGAAGTCGTCGCGGCCGGCCAGGGTCCGATAAAGGTCCTCGAGCGACTTTCGCTCGACAGTGATTTCGGGCATGCCATCCACCTGGTAGTCGCCCTCGTCTTCCCTGAGCCGCTTGGTGATTAGCGGGACGATTAGCTTGCCGCGGCCGGTCGGATTGTCAATTTCCTCGAAGGAATACGGGTATGTCTCATTCGAGTCGACGATGATGCGAAACGGGCAAATCTCTTTGACTTCGCCATCGGCCATCGTAGCCCCGCCCACGCGCGATTCGCCAAGATGCCGAGCCCAATACTCGGGCGTATGGTCATCCCTCAAAGCAATCCCGCGGCCGGCCAAGTAAAGCCGAATGTGATTGAGGGTGGCCGGACCCACCCCATCAATGGCCACCACTTCCCGGGGGTGGATGCCCTGCCAGTCGCCTAGCTCGGTGATGCTGAAGTGCTGGCGGACTGCGGCGATCTTTGAGTCGAGGACCATTATTCGGCAATTCTTCTGAGCTCGGCAGCCACTTCTGATTCGCCCTCCAGGGCAAGGACCCCCCTCATGTAACAATGGCTCTTTATCCATGCGGCCCATAAATCATGGTCTGGAATGTATCGCCACTGAATTCCAATCATGGCAATCCAATATTCGTCATACCCTGGATTTGCAATCAGTGACTCAGCGGCGTAGCAGAGCTTCTCGAGCACCGCTGTCCCGGACACATTCCAGTTTTTCACCTGAACAAGGACCCTGACGCTAGAACGTAATTCATAGTCCTGCTTGCCTATTGTCTGAGTGCCCCACGGCTTTACTGTCCTTGGTTGGCTAATAATGCAATTCGGAGTGAAGTCGCTTTCTCCCTGTCGAAATCCTGCAGCTTCAGCAAGTGAAAGGAAAACATTCTCACCGTGCAGCCCAGACCTAGATGCGTTTCGACCTCTTGACTTTGTCCTCTTGGCGTTCATTCTTTTCCAGTCCTCTTACCAATGAGGATATCGGGCCGTACTGGCAAAACTCGTTTTCAAATGCCTTTCGCCTCTTGCCAAAATAGATGAATGTGTGGCCGTGCGTGGGTGAATTAGATTCTCCGAATGCATCGTAAAACCTAATTCTTCCCTTCGTGGAGCACATTATGCCTCCCGATTGATAGGCTCTAATCCACCATTCGGTATCAAGATTGTTGTGCGTCAGGAAAATGGCCTGCCTAAAAGCGCCTGCTGCATATTGTTCGACCAGATGCTTCACATATGCTGACATCACCGTGGCCGCATACGGGGGATTCAGCCAGACATTGCCCCACCATGGCTTTTGGGTGCCATCGTCATCCTTTGTGTAGAACTTGGCAGCCCTGACGATTTCATTTGCTCGCTTGCATGACGCAGGGTCAAGGTCAATTGAGCCCATGACCTTACGTGCCGATTCAACATATTGTGATGGCGTGTACCATTCCTCCTTGCCAGTCAGAATGGTTGCGACATTTGTATTTCGGTAAATCACTGCTCAACTCTCTCCTCATGTACCATTCAAAAAAACCTTGCCTTGCCCAGCCTCGCCGCGCCCAGCCCTGCCGCGCCATGCCGCGAGTCATTGCTCAACCCTCTCCTCGTGTTCAATCGCCCGGTTTAAATACCACTGCGCTTTCCTCAGGTCCTCGACCCCATCCTTGTGCTTGTATCGCCACATGTATTTCATTGAGTTGCCCAAGCAGTAACCCACGAACTCATTGGCACCGAGAGCGGCTTCAATTGCATCGATGCATTCGACGTTGCCCTGCTTGTAATGAAGCGGATTGATTGGGTCATTCATTGCGCGTCCTCAGCTAAGAATTTTTCCAGCCGCTTGATTGCCCTGCCCTCAAGCAATTTCATTTGTTCACGCTGGAGTGAAACGCAGACAGTGACTCGTATTTACTGCAAATGGCATCATTAATTCCATCACACTTTAAGAGCAGCTTCATCGTGTCTGACGCGCAGTAGCCACCAGCTTGCTTGTGCCAAACTTTAGCCCAGTCATATAGCAGTACAAAACACTTCTCGAGCTCGGTCGGTTTTTCGCTGGAATCTGCCATCATTCCTTCCCAAAAAAAGCCCGCCCCCACCCTCGGCCGAATGGGGCAGGAAAACGGCCTGCGGGCAGGGGGCGGGGCCGCACTAGTTCTTCACTAGCAATCCATAGTGCAATTCAACCGCGAATGTCTTCCGCTTGTTCAGGTGGCTTCGCCTCGCATAGTCCTGCAATGCGTATGGCTGGCCAATCAGCACGCACAGCTTTTGGGCACGGCTCGCAGCTGTCATGAGCCAATGCCGGTCGCAGACCCATTGGGCACCGTAGGATTCGTCACAAATCACAATCACCGCCGGCCACTCGGCCCCCTGGGATTTGTGACAGCTAATTGCATAAGCCAGGTCCCACTTCTTGCCTTCACTCGCAGTCTCGCCGATTGTCTTCACGTACCTCAGCGGGTCCGTCAACTTGACCACTGAATAGCCAGGATGGACTTCGGTCACTGCGCCTTGCTCGCCATTGGCCACATAGACCTTGCCATCGCGAACTTCCTTCAGGTCACCGAATCCTGACGAGCGATACCACCCGTTTTTCAAGCAAGTCACCTTGTCGGCCACCCGGAAAGGATTGCCGTCTGCTCGTTCGCCGTCTGGGTTCAGGTAGTCTCGCAACCATCGGTTCAATGGCTCTCGCGAGACTGGCGATTTATTGTTCATGGCGGTTATCACCTGCACATCCCAAACTAGGTCCACACTCAACAAGCTGGCCACTTTGCCAATCCAGGGCAGCACGCTGGCCAACTGAGCGCCTGGACTTGTTGCACGCGTGTCGACAACAAGGTTCTGCTCGGGGAGTTCAATTTCATGCGGCATGGGCAACTGAGAGCCGTCAGCAATCGCTTTGCAGAATTCGACAATAGCACCAGCGTTGCGATGGATTTCGGTCAGTCGCCCCCGGGGAATGGACATCTGCAGCATGTCTCGCAAGGGGGCACCGTGGCCGACTGGTGGCAGCTGGTGCGGGTCGCCAATAAAAAGGAACTTGCTGCCGCGGCGCCTGGCCGACATCAGTCGAGCCATCAGGTCGGCCGAGACCATCGAGGATTCATCGATAAAGACAAAGTCTTCCTCAAGCGGATTCGCCCCGTTGCGACCGAAGCCATCGAATCCGTATTCGAGCAAACGATGAATGGTGGTCGCGACCGTGTCCACGCCCATCGCTCGAAGCGATTCGGTCATGCGTCTCGCGGCCTTGCCCGTGGGTGCGGCACATGCGAACTTCTGCAGGTCTAGGGTCCGCATGTAGTGGGCTATGGTCGTCGTTTTTCCGGTCCCGGGGCCACCGACCAGCATGCCCACCATTCCCCGGGTGGCGTCACTCAGCGCGGCCAGCTGGTGGCCAGTCAGCTCACAAGCCGTACTCATCAAATCCCCTTTCGCAGTGTGCGTGGGTAAGGTCAGACACGTAGCTTGCCTCATCCTCGGCGTTGACAGTCAGTGCATAGTAGGTCGTGCCATCTCGGTCTATGTGGTCGATGAGCAAGTAGCACTCAATTGCACTGGCTATTGCCTTGTCAACTGAACCGCCCGCCATGTTTTCGACCATGAACCTTGAAATCGCAGCGTATGCGACCCAGGTAGACCCGCTCGTATCCGATTCAACGGCGTAAGCCGCACAGTGCATCTGCCGCTCTGGTGCGTTTAACGGCTTGCCGAGACGCTGCCAAAGGGCATCGCACTTTTTAAATCCGCAGCCCTTGAAGACTCGCAAGCAGAATGGTGATTCCCGAATCATCGCAGGGGCTCGCTCGCCCCACTCGTCTATCACCTCGCGATTGAGCGACTTCGGAAATCCAATGCCGTGCAGCAGCTCGTCAACGGCCATGGTGAGCTTTTCAATTCGCCTGCCGGCTTGCAATTGTTCAGATAATGCTCGGCACACTTCCCGGGAAAGGTCGCACCGTTCAGCGACTATGCCCGGGTCAGTGCGAATCTCGTCTAGCGAGTCCTCGCCGAACTCTTGGACGATACGCTTCGCACCAACCTGGCCAATGCCCCGATACCTTTGCAGGTATCGCTCGATGGCCGGCTCGCTGATGGGTGTGCTGTGAGCGAACGAGCTAAACTTGAACTGCTTTCCGAATCGCGGGTGCTCGACCCACGTGCCAAGGAATCGATAATGCTCGCCAGAGCAGAGTTCACCTTCCCGGGCGGTGCCGACCACCGTTCGGAAATCGTCAAGCTCGCCGACAATCCAACGGTCTTCGCCCTCGCCAAGCACGATGACTTCCCGGAAAAATGCCGCCGTTAACTCTTCAGAAGTCACTTTTCGGCGCCTCCTCCTCGGGTGGGCTGCCGAACGGGTCGGCATCAATCTTGGACCGGTCGACCTTGACGCCCTTCTTGTGGCAGGCATCGCTATCGATGTGCCACATGTTTGAGTAGGGAATCTGCGTACGGTAATCGCCTGTCGGAATTTTGTACTCGCCGTATTCGTTCTGGCCCATCTTCTGCTTTTTTTGCAGCTCGCAGACGAAGTGCTTACGCGTGATGGCCAGATAGTCGATTTTGAGCGCCCAGCCATTCTTCTCGGCCGAATCAATCTGCTCGGGCGTGCACTGGTCGCAGACCGTTGCGAGCTTGAGCCGCTTTTTCCGGTTGCCCTCCTTGGCATTCAGCGAGAACCACTCGCGGTGCGTCTTGCCGATTTCGCTTTCCTTGGTACCGGCAATGATTTCCAAGTCGACGATTAAGTTTGACTCTTGGTCGTCAATCTCAGCGTTGACGACCGCGACTTGGTAGTAGCCACTTTCGACGGGGTCGAAATCGACTTCTTTGTTTGGGTTGCTTTTGCCAGTTACGTATTCTTCCATTGGAATAGTCCTTTCTGCTGTAAGTGCACTACTTTTTCGTCGGCATCTTCCGCAGGGCTTCGATGTTCAATAGCGCCTGGTCAATCGGATGCGTCTTGGACATCACCGAAGCCCGGGCGCCCTCGAACTTGCTCGCGAGCCCCACTCTCTGGGCGTGCAGGCGCATCAACAGAACGTGCGTCTCGAGAGAATCCAGGTCGAGCAGCGATGTCTTCCCGGGGTAGAGCTCGGGTATCGACGATATGGCCAAGTCACGGAGCGCTGTGTCTGAATTGCAGAGCTCGCGGCACTCTGCCAGCGCCTGGCCGTGCTGAGAATTCAGCTCGGGCTCTTCGGAGGTTTCCCCAGCGCCCGCATCCGATTCGGTTCCTGCGGGCTCGGTCGCGTCCTTGACTTCAGCTTCCTGACTTCCATCGCCCGCGCTGGGGGCCTCTTCCACCGCCAATTTCAGTCCGTGCGAATCAAGACAAGTCAGCAGCTGGTCTGCTGTTGTCTGTCCAATGCCATTGTAGGACCTCAGCGAGCTCTCGGTGAAAGTGAGAAGCTCACCTAGCACTACAGGACCATTTCCGCGCTGAAACGCACCCACCGCCCGGGGTGGAATCCCTGGTACGTTTTCGATGGGGGTGTCTGGGCCGAGCTCTACCGGGGTCCCAGGGTCCGGTTTTTCCTCGGCCGCGGCCTCGACAATCTGTGTCACCTCGCTGTCGACAATCGCCGATGTGACTTCAGAACGGTCGCCCTCATGCTCTCGGTCTTCATTGAGACCGGCACCAATCCCCGGTTCCCACATCGTCGCAAACCGCGTGATGCATCGAGCCCGAAGCATCTGGGCCGGGTCCTTTTCCCATGCAGAGCCGGGTTTCACGATACCCTTGCGCTTCGCCATGGCCATGGTGAATGAAACTTTCCGCACTCGGTCATCACCGTGCTTCTTAGCGGAGAACACGGCTTCCTGGCCATCCTCGCCGTCCTTTTCCCAGGTCCAGTCCCAGCCGCGGCGCTCGAGCTCGGCATGGACAAATTCAGCCCGATGCTCTAGCCGGTCATGGAACACGTGGTACTTCTGGCGAATTTCGGCAATCGTCTTGCCCTCAGCGAGCATCTGTGTGGCGACGACCATGGCAGCTGACTTCCTCTCGGGTGGCGTGCCATCGCCCACAAGCAATCCGTCAGAAACCAGTTTGAGAAACCCCAAGCTGTTCGCGGCATCCTCTCCAATAACTGTCAGCGCTTTCGTCATGCCAATACTCCTAACCTGTTGGCGATTAAAGCTTCCTCGATTACGTCATGCTGAAGGTAGTCCAGAGCAACCTGTCGCGTCGAAGGTGTCCCGTAATAGCGCCAGAAGTCGGCGCCATCAATCGAATCCTCCGCTCGCTTGTAGACACCGAAGAACCGAGCGACATTTTTAGCTTTGTAGCTACCGACAGACTGCTTCCACGGGTCGTACATCTTGCCGAAGATTTGCTGCAGGTCCACGAACTGGTCCGAAAGCCACTTTCCCCGGGCGAATAGCCCTTTTGGGATGGGCAGCCCGTAGTAAGCGGAGCGAGCGAGCAGAAACGGGACATCGAACCCGGCTATGTTCCATCCAGTCACGCGATAGCCCGTCTTGTATCGCTGCCAGAACCGCTTGAGTAGTTCGCATTCGCCAAGACCGTCTATCTCGTCAACCGCGTACTGCCCGCTATGGAAGTAGCCAATGGCAAGCACGCGACCAGTCACGGGTGACAGAGCAGCTTTGTCTAAGATGCTCGCCCAAAAGTCCCTCTCGGCCGCGGCTCGCTTTTTCGCCAATTCCTCGATGGCTATTTGATGGTCCCTGCGCTTCGTTTCGATTTTTGCTTTGATTTTTTCAGGGTCCTTCAAATTGCCGACAGCGACTGAATTGGGGTCGAACGGTCCAAGGTCTTCGAGTTCATCGGTCCATATGATGCCGAGCCGCTCGCAATACTCTTGGCAGTGCCGCGGACTGTCGCACGGTGTCCATGCCGGACCCGTTTCGATATCGAAGACCAGTGTGCTGCTCGCAGGTGGCTTCTCAACCTCTTCCTTGACTTGTTCTTCGGCAAGTCCAATCCCAAAGTCATCCATCCTTTTTAAGCTCCTTGAGTAAGACTTCCCGGCACCACTCAGACAGCTTCATACCGGCCGAGCGAGCCCGTTTTTGCATTCGCTGCCAATCCTTGTCCGAAGCCAGTACCCACTTCCTGGTTGCATTGCCACCATCAGGATTTAATGGCGGCCTTCCCCTCTTGTTGTGACTGACCATGAGTCATGAAACATCTTCCCGTCAGCTGCAGAGTTCAATTTTTGACACGGGCGCCCATCCCGCATACTCGCCGGATACCAGACCGACAAGGTCAACGCCAACCACACCCCCAGACACACAGATAGCTCTCACTCTGCACAGTTCCCCAGCTCTGCCCCACGAAGTGTCTGCATTCAGCATGACTTTTGAACCAAGCGGCAATTCGTCAGATACGAACTGAGTGTCATAAATCGCAACTGCCGGCCGAATGCTTTTGTCGATGTTCATCAGTTCCCTTCCGCCATCCTCTCGATGTCCCGCTTGATTTCATTCGAGCGAATCAAGCACATTGCAATTACGCCAGCTTGCCCGTGCGTGAGCCCGTGGGCCTCAGCAAGGACGCGAAAGTGTGCCAGGAAGCAATTCGGTCCTTCTGTGTGCTTGGTCATTTCCTTCCAGCTGCCGAAGTGCGTTTTGGCCATCGCCAACGCTTGTTCTAAATCAGTCATGCCACCCTTTCAGCGCAAACCGGGCCTATGCCGGATTCAATGGACTCTGGTGTAGTCAATGTGCGATTGCAGATGCGACATCGCGCAGCCCACATGAATTCCATTCCCCATGCACTCTCAGCAGCTTCCTGGTTCCATAGCAAGGAAGCGTATTTTCGATAGACATCGCCAAAACGTTGCCACGGGCGTATGCCAAACTCGTTCACAAAGCCCCACCCTTGCCAATCACTTTCGTTGTCTGGCCCAGTCAGCAAGTAGACAATCCTGCGGCCAGCAGCAAACTTTGCTTGAAATGGCTGAGTCGCAACTTTGAATGTGCGATGCTCGCCAGTATTGGGATTGCGAACCGTTACGATGCCGTTATGAGTGCGGATGTTCACTTGCTGACTCCTCTCGTTGCCGACTTTTTATATTGTACACTTTATTCGGCACGAAGCAAGCCACCAGAACAAAAAAAGTCAAGAAAGCCCGCGGCGATTCTCGGGAAGCAATCTTTTGCGGTCCTCGAGCTCGGGGTCATGCTGCGTCCACGTCTCGCAGTAGAAGTCCGCGGTCACTCGCCGCATGCGATGCGGCGTCGAGCTTGCATCGCGCCACTTGCTCACCCAAAGAGACGTGCGATAGCATCGCCAAGGATGAGCTTCAGGGCAAATCCGCCACGCGACAACCAGGTAGCACTCGTGCCACCATGACCAGTCCCACCAGATGACCTGATTGAAAACCAGCTTGCCGTTGCCATCGAAAAAGTGATTGAGCTCGACAAGGTCAACGTGGTCATACACTGTCGCCCGGGGAAGGGCGATTGCTGCTGCCAGAAATGACCGTCTGCTCACTTGAGGAATGTGCCTATCCAATGGCCGTCGTATTCGCCAATGAGCGAATGGCTGGACCATTCAGCACATTGCAGGACCCCAGAAGGGCCTCGAGGATTGATGTGCCGTGACATGTCGTGCCGCACGTCATGGTCAACGACGAACAGCGAGCCGCCCGGGGAAAGGGCCTTGTGGATTGACCTGACCGCTGATGTGTACTTCTTGGTCGAGACAATGTGCTGCAGCACAAAGATAGCCATCACCCCATCATGCTTTCTTAGCAGGGCACCCGGGTCGCTGAACTCAGTCAACTGGTCGTACCCCACGTAGTCACTGCCGGCGTTCCTGACCAGCTGCTCGAATCGCCGCGGCCCACAGCCAAAGTCAAGCACTGACCCGCGTGGCAGCCAACTTAGAAGATACGGTGACAGAGCAGTGATTTGATGATGATAAGACTCACGGCTGCCCCCACGAGCTACGTAGTGCTTGCCCTGCTCTGCGTGGCGACGTCGCCAGTATTCGACATCCATTCTGCCACCTCTCGGAAAGGAATGCCGGCGCCTGCCCACGAGTGGTTCAGAAACCCGATTGGCGCTTGCATGTGATTCGCGGCGTGAAATCGCCAGTACTGGACCTTATTGCTTCCGGGTCCAGTATAGCCGTTTCCGTGGCAGATAATCATCAACGGTCGACCGCACAAGACGGCCAGGTGAGCCAAGCCCGTGTCAGTTGACACGACCATCTTGGCCGACAACATAGCCTCAACGGTCGCATCGAGATGCCTCGGGTAATTCCATGCAGCATCACACTTGATTGTATGATGGCTCGAATCCTTCGCGCCGGCCGCGAACACTCGCCAGTTGGACGATAGCTCTCGCTCGAGCTCGTGCCAATGCGGCCAATTGCGCTGCGGTGCCAATTCTCGCCGCCTAGGACAAATCACAATGTCGGTTTCAATGCCTCGCTTCTCGCGTGGCTGTGGAACGAACCTCGGCAGGGATGACAGGTTTTCAGGACACCCGGAAAGGGGGCCGCGGGTCTCCTCGTATTTCGCCCTTAGAGACCGCAGATACATGGCATCTGCCAGCGACCGATGGCTGCGGTAACGGTCGTGGGGTGGTGGCGGGACCTCAATGAATACCTTGGCCGTCGGAAACAAGCACTCGTCACCAGGTTCGCAGCAGACAATCTTTGCCCGTTCCTGGTAGACCCATGGGGCGTGCCACATCACCCGATGGCCAAATTCGCCGCGAAACGGCAGGTAGACTACGGACACACGAAATCCTCGCCGACAAAGGATGCGCTGCAGCGCCGGCCGATGTTTGGCACATCAGGATGCAAAACACTAGTGTCCCCGATGTGCTCAGCTAACGATGGATAACAAGTGAATATCTCGATGCCTTGCTTGCGAGCCCATACACCCACCACCCCATCGATTCCCGTGGATTTTAGCCGAGCTCGCATCGCTTGGTTTTCCAGAATCCGCTCGGCAGTCGGCCGACAAATCGCCCAGCAGAGCGCGCCCTGGACCCCACCCCGGGAAGGAACTGACCGATAAAACGGGTGCCTCGCAATCGGGTCGTAACTGCTCGAACAGTAGAAGCTCATTATCTCGCAGCCCTCGGGCCATTCCCGCTCGACGTAGCTGCGGATGTTCTGGGCGTAGACCACATCATCTTGGCAAATCAAGCAGATGTCCGGGTCTTGAGCCACTAGGTCACCCAGGGTGGCAAACCAATTGCCCCATCCACCCATGAGCTTTTTTCGGCGAACCGCGGGATTTCCAATCTGAGTCAAGTCAGTCCCCGGCTCCGCGAAGACAGTGGCATCCGGCCACCCTGCGGCCGCCAGACTGGCCAAGCTGCGTTGCAGGGTAGAATTAGCCCGGGGTGCGGAAGTCACGCCCACGGCCCACTGGGGGTTCTCAGGAAGCAAGTACTTTGACCTGTATCGACAGCCCGAGCACATGAAGTACCCTTCCTCGGCCGCCATCTCCTTGAGCTCAGGTCCATGTACTATACAGATATGCTTCGGGCGGTTTTTCGCCAGAATCGCAGGGTGGTGGCACTCATACCCTTTGATGTTGCCAGGGCACTTCAGGCAGCCCTTGAATACGTGAATCGGATTCGAGCCCCGATAGACACACCGATAGAGAACCTGGTCAGGGTTTGCACCCATCCCCGGGGGCTGCCTCTTTGGCTCAAAGCTACCTCGCTGCGAGTAGAAAAGGTCAGTCGCAAATCCCATCTCAGTTTCTTATGCAGTCGAGGGTTTCTTCAGCACCTTGGCTCGGACTGGCTGGCTCATTGGTGGGCTCAGGGCACTCGCAATCTGCAAAAATGCAGTCATCACTGACCAACACCCACGGACCGGCCGGGACTGTCCACATCCACGTGCAATCGCCACAGTCAGGTGGGTCAGGTGTGCCCTCGCAGCAGCAGACGTCACTTTCCATCGCCAGCGGGCAATTTCCAGTCCCATCGTCAAAGAACAGCAGGTTGTCTTCCCAGAACAGCAATGTTTCAGCCATGTCACGGCGTTCCTGTCGGGCATTTCACGCCACAGATGACATTCACCCACTCATCGGGAACTTCGTCGCATTGGTCAGGAATCCACACGACCTTCACTTTGCCATCAATGCACGGATTGCCGGACGCATCATTCCCGTAGGTCAGGTCAGTAAGCACGGCAAACGGCGCGAAGTTAATTTCGTCGTGAGCTTCCTGGACACACGAAGCGCCCCCGATTGGCTCCTTGACCATTGGCGTTGCCAGTCGCCGGAATCGATAATCGCAGCCAGGGTCCGCAGGGGCCTGGCCGGCGTCAAGCGTAGGAATCTGCCCGGCTGTAATCTCGGACGGCTCAATCATCTTCTCGAGGTACTGGTTCTGGACGTGCTGAATATTCCAGATTTCCCAGTTGCCAGATGACGGCCGACGGACTGCGAACACGATGTCGTTGTTAGCACCCGCCAACTTGAGCACATTGAGCGCTGATGCGGGTGCGGACCCAGTGAAGCCGCCCAGGAATTCCACGTTGTCGATGGACCCGGACGCATCCGTCGAGCACATGTCCGCGCTGAGCGTTGCTCGAATGGCGTGCATCGTGGATGGTGAACTGCCACCTATCTCCATCCAAACGATTTGATACGTGTCATCTTCATGCCAATAAGCCAATCCGGCATCGCCTGAGGCGCCGGACCATTGATATACGCCACCAGTGCTCGTTTCGAGATTTAGCGCTGTGATTGCGTTAGCGACATTGTGCAATCGGCCAGGACCAAACTGGTCGGTTACCGTGGCAAGCTGGTCAGAATCAGCGGTCGTCAATGCACCATCGAGAGTGAACCTGACAAGCCGCTTTTTACCGCGACCATGGCGATGCTTGAGCCCTAGTGCCCTGAGCTCTTGCTGCAGATTCCAGTACATCCGCTCAAGCCGAGCCACTTGCTCGGCAATGCGGCCCATTGAGTCATCGTCAAATGTCTGGACTGTGCTCATCAGGCGCCTTGAATGCAGCTACTTAAAAAGGGGATTGTCAAAAAGTCGATTCGGTCATAGTGTTCCCAGTCAGCGAAGACCGGCTTGGTATCCGTGGTGCATACATCCAGCGGGCCACCTTCGCCGTCCAGCAGGAACTCTTCCCCCAAGACTTCTTCATGATGGTCAATAGCCACTCTTCCCTTGGGCGTATCTGCGGGAAAGTCGCTTGCACTTAAAGAGCCCCCGTCACCATCCGGGTCACCAGCACACGCACGTAGCAGCGTGCCTTTATCCACTACCCTGGTCTGCCAGAGCGGCGCTTCGTTGTCGAATTCCAAGAAGAAATCAAACTCAACGTAGTTGGCGCCTTGATAGGCATTGGGCTTTAGGGTGATTTTCCGAATCCGAGCTTCCTCTGCTTGGACTATCTTGCTGATTCCACGAATGTTGTACTGAAACGGATTTGAATTGACCTTATGCAAGTTCGCATAGACTGATGAAGTGTCAGCAGCAAAGGTATTGCCCCCCAGCATCACCCATTCCTTCCCATCCTCTTCCTCGAGGGGTGGGTTCGAGAATGGCTGAAATGCCGAATTCATTGGCACCAGCCCGGTAGTGCCTAGAGGGTATCGCAATTCAAATGATGAGCCGTATCCGCCCCTGTAAATTGCTGATGTAACCGGTCGCTTGTACTCGCGAATCCCCGTTGCGATGCGCTTCCAGACTGTTGGGTCATCACTGAAATTGCCATTCTCATCCTGCTGGCCTTGGTCAAGCAGGTCAGCTTCCTTGAACGTGACGACGATTTCCCACGCATACATACTGGGCATGATTCGATTGATGGCAATCTCTTTGGCAATTGCCAAAGTGCTCGAATCATTGCCGTAAGAGTAAAGGTCGCCATAGTCGATGACATTGTTGCGAAAATAGGCCTCGACCACTCGGGCTTGGTCCTGCGAGTCATCGGTTTCCACCCGCCAGACGGCCGTGTAAGTCGCACCGTCTGCCTTGGTCCCGCGTAGACTGGACCCTTTCCAGTGCAGTTTTAAAGTGGAAGCATCAACGGCCATCGTCAACCTACAATCGTTGTCGACTCAATCCGAATCGGCTCGCGGCTTGCCGCGCTATCGATTACGGCTTCACGAACATCTTTCATCGTCTCAATGAGCTTCTTACGGTCCCTCGCAGCTTCCCGCTCTGCAGCTCGCCGCTCTCGCTCTGTGTCCTGGGCTTGCATGGTGAGCTTCTGGACGACATTAAACCCGGCCGTGCTGTCGAGCTCAACTGCGCCCACAGTCGGCGTCCTGATAGACTTAGCAGCATCGCTGAGCCCGAGAGCTTTCTTCTCGGCTTCAATCAGCCGCTCGGCAATGCTCTTGATACCCCGCTCAGCGAACCGAATAGGAATGAGCCCGCGACCCAGCAGCTCGCCAAACTTCATCGTTTCTTCGTTCAGCTTCTCAAACGGGGTTTTCAGACTGTCGATGACCCTTTCAGCCTCAGCAGCCGCTCGCTTGGCCTCGGCAGCAGCTGCTTTTTGTGCGGCCTCAACCTTTTTTGCCTCTTCCGCAAGGCGCTTTTGCTCGGCCGCCCAGGTGGATGTGGCTGCGGCTGCTGCTTCGGTCGCTTTTGCTGATTCATCCATTGAGCCACTGATTTGGTCAACACTCACCCCCATCAGCTGCCGGAAACCTTTGACCAAGTCAATCACCGCTTTGGCCATGGGAATCAAGAGATGCGTCAGCAGATCTTCGAGCACTGGCGCCAAGGCAGCTGCAATTTGATTCCACACACCGTCAATGGCCTTATTGAACTCGGTCCATCGGTCGTTCATCGATTCGATTGCCGCGGCGTCTTCCCGGGAAAGGGCACCTAGCGCGGTCATCTCATCGATTAGCGGCTCCATGCCCGTGTCGGCCAGACCCTTGAGGGTGGTCAGCAGTGCCACCCCCTCGGTATCGAATAGCTTCATGGCCAGCCGGACCCGGTCGCCCTGGTTCGAAACCTCGTCCATCGCTCGAGCAATGCGGACCATCTGCTGGTCAGGGGTGAGCTTGGTCAGCGCCTCAGCCTCGAGACCGAGCTCGGCCAGCGCGTTGACGGCCTCTCCTGAGCCCTGTGCCGCCTCGGCCACGCGCCGGGTCATTCTCTGCAGCGATGTTTCCATCGTGCCGGCAGACGCACCGCCTCGCTCTGCAGCGAGACCCAGAGCCTGGATTGCCTTGGACGTGGTCCCCACACGGTCGGCAAATTTGGCGGCCGCATCAACGCGCTGGAAAGCTTCCCCCAACGAAGCCACGGCCGCCTTGGCCGCAAAAAAGCCCGCTGTGGCCGCGGCCAGCGGTGCGGCGATTGCACCCAGGGCACCAGTCGCTATTCCCATGCGACCGGCCAACCCGCTCAAGCCACCAGACAGCCCCTTTACCCCGCCACCAAGAGAAGTGACCCGGGCATTAAATCCGCGAAGCTTGCCCGTAATCTGCTGGGTGCCGCGCGACACACCCTCGCCGCTGAGACTGACCAGGATGCTGAGCGAGCTAATTTGCTTGGCCATGGGCCGCCTTCGCTTTCTTTCGGGCCTTGTATTCCCGGAAGTACGCTAGAGACTCTTCCTGGTCAACGGAATCCAGCACATCTTCGACGTACGGCCAAATCGGCTGTGGAAGACTGTACGCGGGCTCGCTGGACGGACTCACGTAATTCCGCAACCACCGCAGCAGGACGGCTTGCCGAAGGTCCTGCCGAACCTCTCCAAAGGTATCGGATTGGTCGTACGCAAACCACTCGTGGAATTGCCGTGGTGTCAGAAGTGGCAGCAGGAAGTCCGGGTGGGGCATCCCTAGCTGCAAGCAGAGCTTGAACGAGAATTTCCGCAGAACAGTCGAGTTAGAATCACCGCTCAGTTTTTTTTAGCCGAATCGACTTCGCCGGCCACGTTTTCATTAGCATGGCCCAGCAGCATGTTCCCGATGTGAATGACATCGTCAATTTTCATCTGCCCGACCAGGGCAACACCCTCCTCGTTGTCCAGGAAGCGATTACCCTCACTGTCGACCGCGGCTTTGGCAATGACCCGAATGGACCCTTTGAGATTACTGGCCGTCGTCTCTCGGCCGAGCGATTCCTGGTACTCCAACATCTCAATCGACTCGAGCGCATTGAGCTTGGCCAGCTTGAGCTTGCCAAACCCTGGCACGTCGATGTCAATCGTTTCCTGCTGTCGCTCAAGGGCCGCCTTGAACGCACCTAGGTCGAGATAACCGTTAGACGTCATGCGATATTGGTCGTTGCTCGAGTAATATCCGTGGTTCGCTGAATTGTCACTTCGCGGCGAATTGTTCCGGTGACCTCAATGCTCTGCGGGCCAATGTTCTTGATAAAGCCACTGAAAGCATCCGTCGGTGCCACCGAGCCCGATGCCGTACCATCATGCGGGTAGACAAAGCGGAAGGACACGACATCACCAATCGACTGAGACCCACTGCCACCAGACCCGTCAAATGCCGTATCAATCAGCTCGTGGTCTGTGTCACCAGGTTCCCAGAATTGAGCAATGGTGACCTCGCTCGCGGCTTCACGACCCTGGACTGGCACATGGAAATTCTCACCAAGCACACCGCCATCGGCAATCTCTCTTTCCCTACCGGGTGGGGTGCAATTGATGGCCATCGTGATTGCCGAATAACTGGTCCCCCCAGCGGGGTCCATCTCGACAATCATGCCCATGCCGATTTGCTTCTTGGTAGACATCCGTTGACTCCTATGCTGCCTCGGCGTAACCGACGATTTCAAACTCTAGCGAACCAACGTGGTAGCCTTCGTCTGAATCCACACCTTTGGGAATGTAGTCGTCGGCCGCATTCCTGACGAATATGGCTTGGATTGTGCCAGTCCCGAGAGTGTCTCGATGACTGTCGTACTTCCGCAGCTCGCCCACCAGGGCCACCTGGTCATCTAGGTCCCGAGAAATGGCTTCGACGATAAACGTCTCTCGGAATTGGTACTTGCGGCCGGGCTGCTCGTTGAGGATGCGGTCTTCATCCTCACCGGCCGTAATCCGGTGAAAAAAAATGTAGGTCCCCAGATAGCTTTCAGGGACATGGTTGTAATGAATCCGTTGATTCGGCAACCCCTCGACGATATCCGTGATGTCAGTATCGTCCACCAGTTGCTGAATCAAGTCCTGGTCAATCGTGTTAGCCATCCCCGATTCCCGCGAGCTTATCCGTGGCTATTTTGCGGGCCTCTGCGTCAATCTCTGCGGCCGCCTTCCGGGCAATTGCCTTGCGGACAGAAGACGCTGTCTCTCGTTGCACTCGCTCGATGAACCTCTTCCCGGTAGTCCCCGGGTGACGAATCCGCATGGTGAAAATCAACGAGCCCTTGCGGCGCCTTTTCCCGGCCTTCTCGAACGCCAGGACCTTGCCACGGCGCCGTGGGACAATGTGGGACCTAGTGGGTCGCTCTACCAGGTGAATCGGCACTGTATCACCGCGACCACTGATTCCACCGCCACGCAACCGCTTCTTTTGGTTGCTACCCCCGCGACGAACCTTGCTCAGGTCCTGGCCCACAATTGAAATCACATTGCCGTCGCGAAACGTTTTAACTTTCTGGATGAGCGACTTGGAAAGCCCGCGATTGACCTTGGGGGCTTTCGCCTTGGCCGCCTTGAGAACAACCGAGCCACCGGCGCGAATCGACTTACGCAACACCCGCGTGCGAACCCTGCGGTTAAGCAGCCGCATCTTGGAAATGGTCGACTCTACATTCAACACGCGAAACTCTGCTGTCATTCCACCGGGTACTCGTGCGAGCAAAGCAGGGTGTATTCGTAATCCTCGAGTAATTCCTGGTCCATCACATGGCCAATATCCATTCGCTTGCCCCCAGAATCTCGCACCAGGTAGTCCGCTGGCGTGAGATTCCACGAGCCAAGCCCAAAGAGCCGCACGCGGTACTGGACCTCGGCATACAACTGCCTTGCAGCTTCGAGTTCGCGACCAGACAACGACTCAATGCTGCAAGGAACGTCCGAAGCCACTTCAGTCGGCGTCTCATTCCTCTGGCCCCGAGAAGTTACTGAAGTCTCAAGTGGCACCCGGAAGATGTCGACCAGGTGCCTCTTTACTGGCTGTTTCATAGGTATTTCGGGGACCGATACTTATTGCCGGCGGTGCGATAAACCTCACCATAGCCCGGCAAATCGCCAAATCCACGGTCGTGCCAGACCCTGGCCACCCGGGAAATGATGGTCAGAATCACGCCACTCGGCAGGGACCCTGCATCGCTGTACCCGGCCGTGTATCGCACCGTGATAAGGCCAGTGCGGTCGGTCGCTAGGTCTGGCCAATCATCGTCGAAGTCCGCTCGCCAGATGACCGGCCAGACCCGACCGAGGTCCACGCGGTAATCAGTTCCCACAGTGAGCGACTGCTGGTTCCCGTCCTCGTCGTAATACTTGACCGATTCGATTCCATTGACCGGCCTCTGTGGAACCACAATTGGCTCGTCAACGTCCGGCCAGCAATCGTAATCAAGGTCGAAGGTGCCTTGGGCGACTACGTGATTGAAGTCAAACTCGAAGGTCTCAGCAGCTTCATTCAGTAGCAGTTCGATTTCGCTGTCATGAACGCTAATCGAAGTCGCTATTTGCAGCTGCTTTTTTGCCCTTACGAGGAGGTCTTCCCCGACGTCGAACGCCCTGCTGCCGACCAGGACCGGTTTCGGTACTGCTGTCGCCATCTTCCACCTGGGTGGCGGTGTGGTAGTCGAGCATTGTCCGGCCAACACCTTCGTCAACCATGACAATGTCGCCTACCTGACGACCGCCCCACTGCCGTAGTAATCTAACTTTCACGCGTCGTTGCCTCTGGTTTTTAACGGGGAACCACCCCTTAGGGGCTACGCGGCCAGGACCGATGCGGCATTGAAGTCGGCTGCCACATTCGGGCCAATGTCCGCGTTGTACAGTATCGCCCAAGCCCACATCCAAGTGCCGGCCGTTCCGTTGCCAGCGGTCGCGACCAGGTCGAGGTATCGCTTCTTGCCTCGAAGGTCCAGATGGACAAGGAAGAACTTGTTGTCGTCCGTCGCCGTCGGCAGTGCCGCAGCGCTGCCGTCAATGTTCGTGTCGCCATTGAAGTCAGCGCCGTCAATGTCAGCGAATCCGGAACCGGACGTGTCTGACTGCTGCACTTTCAGGGCAGTCATGGCGATGTCCGTGGTGCCAACACGAACGCAGATGAGAGCCGAGTTGAACCCAAACGTATCCATCTCGGTCGTGGTGAACGAGGCATTGTCCACAATCGCCTCGCTGAAAACGATTGGCAGCAGTTTGCAAGCCAGTAATTCTCTCATGATTATTCTCCATTTTTTTGAAGGGCAGGAACTCGAACTCGGTTACGCGGTGGTCTGCAGCCCCACGTAGGAACCTTTGTTGCTCGCGTCACCAAACTCGTGCACGTTGATATCGACTCGCTCCGTGCCCTTCACGGCAATCTGGTCTCGTTCCCAGACGGACTGGCCACCGACCGTAACCGTGTCATCGAACTCAATTGTTTCAGACCGACGGTCACCGAACTTGGCGGCCTGGACAAAGTCGCCCAGCAAAGCGAAGGTCGTGCTAGCTGCTGTCGCGCTCGACATGACCTGAGAGAATATGACCGGATAGCCCAGGAAGAGCGGAACACCAGTCGCACCGCGAACGCTATCACGAACTTCGCGGCCGGTCACACCGCCACTTGCGAGCAGCAGCCGTTCCATCACCTCGTAATAGAAGGTTCGATGGGTAATCCACACCGTATTGTCATTGTCGGCATAGTCCGGCAAGCCTCCGACGACCTTCGAGAAGTCGGCAAGCACAAGCGCCGACCAAGCATTGCCCGAACCGCTGAGAAGCCCAGCCGAATTAGTGCCGGCGCCATCGATGTTGGTCAGCCGCTCGATTGCACCAACAATGCCGCCGTCAGTGGACAGGCCCGTGCCGTTCAGCCCAGCGCTGTCCTCAGCACTTGCCATGGCGTAGCTGATTTCGCCCGCGATTTTGTCGCCCAAATCAATCGCGTTGTCCTCGTCGATTTCCTTGGACATGCGGGTGAGAACCATCAGCTTCTCGGCCACGAGCTTGACATCGTCGAATTCCATCGTCGACTCGGTGCCGGCCGCATTCTCGCCCACCCAGTGAGCGGTTAGACCGGACAACCTGCGTGGAACCCGTTTAACATCGCTCATCATGGTCTCGCGACCGAAGGTCTGCCGGACCACCCCGCGACGTTCCTTAAGGTCAATCAGGTCGCTGGAGAATTCCTCAGGGACAGTGAAGTGCCCACCGTCACCACCCGAGCCACCACCGCTCGAGACATTCTGAAAGTTATCCCGATAGAAAGATTCGGTGGCTTTCATCAGATGGCCGTACTTGTTCGGTAGCTGATTGGCCAACACGTGCATGGCCCACATTCCAAATCGGAACGCACGAACCTGCGGGCCATGCTCTTCACCATCGAAATTGCGGAAATTCCGCGGCGTCACCCGTCGCACATTGCTGGGGATAACGAACTGCGGTCGCTGGCTGTGATAGCCACCGCCGGCCATCTGCCGAATGGAACTCGGGTCAGACCGCGGTGCAGGGTCAGATGCCCCGAAAGGCGCCAGAGAAGAATTGATTTTCTCAAGCCGAGCCAATTCGGTCTTGTCCTTCTCGAGACTGGCCATCAAGCCGTCAAGCTCGGCTTCCTCTTCCTGCGTCAGCAAGACCGGATTTCCCTCGCCATCAAGCTCGGGGTCCTCGATTTTGGCCGTCAGCTCCTTGATGCGCGCAACCCGCTCATCAATGGTCTTTCTGAGTTTGGCAATGATGTCCTTAAGTTTCATGGTTTCCTCCGATAAGCGCATAAAAAAAGGCGGTGCAAAAGTCTCTAGAGACCTTCGCACCGCCTATAGGACCGCGCTGAGAGCGGTGCCTGCGGTTCAAGGAATAGCAGCTGAGTGACCTGCTACAGAATCACCATCTGCTGTCCGAAATCTACTCGAGAGGATAACGGCCGTCAAGCAAGGATGCCTTTGCCCGGGTGGCCTTACCACGCTGGCGAAGCATGTCAACCGTCGGCTTATTGCGAACCGAGCTCAATCGAGAACTGCCATTAGAAGACCCGAGCTTCGCCGCAATCAAAGGTGGCACTGACTTGAATTTGACCACATTCCCGAGCTCGATTTTCATCGTGTGCTCGTCATCGTCATCGCCTCGACCGGCAATGCGGTCCACAAATCCAAGCTCGAGAGCTTCCTCGGCACTCATCCACGTCTCAACGGCCAGCATCTCGGACAACTTGTCCGTCGATAGCTCCGTGGCCTTTGCGTAAGCATTCAGCGCCACATTTTCTACGGAATCCAAATCATCAGCCACCTTGCGGAAGAATGGCGCGTCACCCGCGGCGAAAGTGGACGGCTTATGAATCACGACCATGCCGGCCGGCGCAATTTCCACAGTGCGGCCGGCCAGCATAATCACTGACGCAATCGAGCCAGCCAGCCCGTCAACCTTCACATCGACATTGCCACGGTCTCGAATCAGCTCGTGGATGGCCAAGCCCTCGAACACCTCGCCCCCGGGGGAATTGATGCGCACGAGCACATCTTCGTCCGACGGAATTCCACGCAGTGCTGCTGCAAACAGCTCGGCCGAAATCATCCCAGCCCAGGATGGACCAATTTCATTGAAGATGAATAGCTCATGTGGCATTGCACACCCCCATGATTTTGTCGGTTATCACCTGGCATCGTGAAACCGGCCACGTTGCCACAAGACTATCAATCTCGCTTGCGAGATTTTCCGCTGTCGCGAGCCCAGATACGTGCAGGACCTTCTCGAATGATTCATCGGCATGGTGCCGGCCATCTAAAGGGTCGCCACCCAACGACTCAATCAGTTCACCCAGCCTCGACCCAAACTGATTGTAGAACCGCTCAACCGATGGCACGAAGCTACTAGGGTCTCGCGCCATCTCACGCACTCGATGCTGCTCGTGCTTGAGCAGCTTGAGCAGCTGGGAATCTAACACCGCCCGCAATCGCTGGGCAATGCCCTGCTCATCGTCATCACCATTGGGTTCGGGGTCAGTGGCGTCATCATCTTCCTCGAGCTCCTCGCCGCCCGGGGAAGGGGTCTCGCTGCTTGACGTGTTCGGGTTTTGGAAGTTGTGCTCGGGGTCGGGCGGTGGCAGCCCTTCCTCTTCCCGAATCTCTTCCTGGGATTTTAGACCGATTTTTCGAGCAGTCTCGTAAGCAAGATACCTCTCAGACGCTGAGCCCTGCAGAATTGCGTGAGTATCCCAGTGGAAGAAATACCCCCGCTCACGCTCCGCTTCTGACAGCAGCTTGGCGTTTGCTTCCTGGACCCATTTTTCAAGCCACTTTGCAAGTCCGTTTTGGAAGTACGCTTGGTTGCGCTGCTGCAGCGAGTTGTACGACACGTTCGACTCGACTCCAAGCATCGACTCGACTGCGGTCCACAGCGCGGCTTCCTCTCGGGCGAACTTGCGGTTTTCGATGAATTGTGCATCTCGTCCAACCACTGCAAGGGTATTGGCTTTCACCCCATTCCTCAGCAAGCCGGCGCGATTCGACCTGTCCGGGCCAGAATGGTAGCGATTGAAATCGTCAATGAACTCACGGGCTTCCTGGTCGTCAGTGTACATCCCCTCGGGTGCCTCGAGGATAATCGTCGGCACCGCACCATTGGCGTAGAACTTGTTGCTGTGCTGCTCGGCTGCAAGCCCACCGCCAACCGAGTTCCGCGCAAGGTCTGCTAGGCTCATCCCCTCGATGCCATCCTTGGACATATTCATGATGTGGAAGACATCTTCGTCCGGAATCCAGACAGCTTTGCCATTCTCGGTGGTCGTGTAATGCCACTTCTCGGGTTCCCAGTCGTTTTCTGACCTGCGAATAATCACAGTGTGGCTGCGCTGTGCTGGCATTAAGTGCAGCTCTGCAGCCGATGCCCCACTGCGCAGGATGGCGATTCGGCCATTGCCATAAACGATAGACTGCCACGCCACCGTCTCTTTGAGGGTGTACGCGTTCATCAAGTCGTTTGGCTTCTCGGTCACCAGCTTTTTGACTGCGAGCTCACCCCGCCTGGTCTTGCGAATCTCATCGCCAACCTCACGAAGTAGCTCGAGCAAACAAATGGCAATGTGGCCGGCATGCTTTTGGACGGCGTAAAAAATCGGCGCGTATTGCAGCAGCGATTCAGGAGTGACTCGCACCCCCGAGTCCGATTGGGTCTTGGGCCAAAAATCCGACCAGACATCAGAAGTCCCGGTCTTGTTCGATACCACAATGCCCGGGCTGCTGCTCTTCTTGCGATTTCGCCGCCTGCGTCTTCGTCGAGCCATCAGCTAGGTGCCACAAAAGAGGATTTGGCAGTCTGTTTCACGGCGTAAATTGCCTCGAGGTAGGCCATGATGACGGCCACCATACCGTCAATCTTCCGCCATCGCTTCTGGTTGCCTTTGTCGAGAATCATCCGCCCACCGTTATCGTAGACAATCTGGCAATTCATTGCTTGCCAGCTCAGAACCACATCATTCCCGTGCTTAATCCGGCCGTCGCGCAGGGCTCGCTCGAAGGATTTCAACGGGCCAGTGTAGTTTTTGTAGGTCTGGTCAATGTCCTCGACTGGCACCCTGTACTCGTTCAGCAAGCTGGTGGCCACTTCCTGGGCGAACGTCTTGTCATAACCCACCTTTTTCAGCTGAAATTTCTTCCTCGCGTCACGAAGATACTGTTTTAACGGGGCGAAATCCAAGACCTCGCCCTCTTGAAACTCAATCAACCCCTCGTCAATCCAAGTCCGAAAGGGCTCTCGGCGATAATCAGTCTGGACGTAATCAGGCCCCCGGCATGCCCAGGACCGGGAAATGACCTGGTATTCCCACGCATGCTCGCCGGTCTCAGTCGAGCCCTGGATTCGCTTGGGAAACACCAATCCGACGGCCGCCCAGTCATCCGACCGGCCAAGGTCGAACCCACCAAAGCAGAGTGATTGCGACTGGAGTTCAACTGGGCCATCGCCCCGGTCCCAGATTTCGGGCGGATAAGCTTGTAGATAGGAACCCACCCGGATGTTGGTGTGGTATCGCTTAAAAGAGTTCAGCTTGGTCGGCCGGACCGCGGCCTCAGCGGCTTGAGACTCGAGGTACTTGGCATGTACCGATATCCCAAGATTGGGATTTGCCTTGGGCCAGACGGCCGGGTCCAGCGGGTCATCATCCTCGTCAATTTGGCAGGGCAGAGCGAAATAGGTATCGTCCACCACCTCGCCGACCGCCGCGGCGTCCAACACCCGGGAAGCGAAGTCGTGTTCGTCTTGCCAGATGTCCGCATCGTCATCGCCGGCCGTGGTCAGGATTATCTCGAGCGGCTGGTCTCGAGAGCCGCCGCCAGTCGAGAGCTTCTCGTCTAGGTCCGTGAGCCCCTTTCGCCACGCGTGCAGCTCGTCTTTGATAACGAACGAAGGATTGAGTCCGTCCTGCCGGGTGGCGTCTGCCCCGACAGTCTCGATGGTCGACCCGTAAAACGGTGCGGACTTGACGATGATGCGACCACCATTCACATTGTCCTCGCCCAGGATTTTCGTTCGCTTGGATAACGATGGTGAGTGCTTAATCATCCGGGCGATTTCATGCCACAGCAGCGCCGCTTGCGGCTTCTTTGTGGCCGCACAATAGCCATTGCCCCGTACCTCGATGGGATGGTCAAAGTAGGTCAATAAGCAAGCGAATCCAGCCCCCCGCCGATCGTGACTGGGAAAC